CCATCGGCACAGTAGTCTCGCCAGTCTTCCGCAGTTCGCGAAGCATCGAGCCCGCCTTCTGCCGGGAGCAGCCGTACTGTTCCTCAAAGATACCCTTCAGATCGTCCTCCGCGCCCTTGTCGTTGATTAGGGCGGCAATCTCAATCTGCGGGAACTGCGCCTGCAGATCTTCCATCCGCACGTTGACCAGCACCTTTTCTCGGCGCTTCTCCCAGAACTGGCCCATGACTGCCAGGCCCTTCTCGTTCATGTAGTTGGCCGCGATCTCGATCTCCCGCTGCACCTCTGGGATCTGCGTCTGGATCAGCCAACGCATGAAGTTCGTGACCAGTTGCGACCGGGGAATGTCGTTGGCCCCAACCGGCACCGCGGACAAGTTGGCCCGCTGGAAGGCCATGCACTGCATCGCGACCTTCTTGTTGATGATGTTATCAACGAGAAAGACACGCAGGTCGGAGGCGCCATCCCACGGGGTGGGGCTCGTCTTGCTGCCCTCGCGGGCGTGCTTCTTCCCGTCCGCGGACTGGCCGTTCCAGATCGCGTAGCGGGTCTCGTAGTTTACCCGGCACTGATCGACATACGGCTGGTTGTCCCGCACGCAGTCCTCAAAGGCCTTGCAGAGCAGGTTGAAATCGGGCGCGGAATCGCCAACAGGGGCAAGTTGCAGGCCGGGGTCGCTGGGAACGGACGTGGAAATGGAGTTGATCGAACTCATTGCTGACGCCCGTTAGCCCGAAGCATAAACCAAGGCAAGTTAATAGCTCCAGGTGCGGTCATCCACGGATTTGGCGGCCTGCGGGTCCACAAACTCGCAGTTGGAAACAAGCAGGTAGCGGAGGCAGTCAATCGGATCCTTGGTCGCCTCGTCCTTGCCACCGCGGGCAGTATATTCCTGCATGGAATATACTAGATTCTGGCAGCGGTCCGAGATGTACAACTTAGGCCCGTTCAGCGCGGAGATGGGCTTCTTGTCGTCGTAGGCCAAAAGGCTGTTGATCAACTGCAGACCGTTCTCAATCTCCACGCCGGGAGCGGGGATGTAAGTCATTCCCACATCATCCAGTTCCGAGATAATGGTGGTCGCCCCTTCGGCTGATTGTCTTTCGGCGGCACCCAGTCGCGGATCAATGTATCTTTCTTGAATCGGCTCACCGTTCTCACAGTTCTCGATAAGCTCGACGTAGTCACGGATGCCACGCTTGGATCCTTTTTGGGCTGGGCCTGGCTTCCCTTCAAGGTTGGTCCCAGGTAGTGCCCAGTCGTCGTAGTCGGGCCACTCGCGGTAGACCCACCAAGTGCCAGCCGCGTCGATGGCGACCCAGAGCATGAACCAGTTCTTAGATCCCGCCGGGTCAATCGCCATATAGCGAGTGACCTGATAGTTCTCATCACGGATGAAAGGCGTTGTCCTCTGTCCAGAAGTAGTAGATCGCCGTGTCGGGGCGGGACAGCGAGTCCTGCATGACCGGCAGTTCCTTGCCGACAAGGGGCGCGAACCTTTTCCGCAGTGTGCGCGTCTTGCCAAGGATGTCCTGCACCAGCGGGGTCCATCCGGTGAGCGTGGTAAAGGTCAGGACGATCCGGCCGTGGAAGTCCACCGTCCGGTACTGCAGCGTCTCAAACATCTTCTGCGGACACTCCTCGTCGCACCAGATCAGGTGTGCCTTGTAGCCTTCCGCCACCTGCGCGTCCTGCTGGTAGCTGCGGTAGTGGCTGAACTTGATGGCGCCGCCGCGGTAGCCGGGCCGGACCGGGGGCAGGATGCAGACGTTGTCGGTGAATCCGTTCTTCTGGCTGTACTGCACCGAGTGGTTGAGCCCTTTCTTGGTGGGCAGATTGCGGATGCCGATAGGCAACGCATCGTAGACCATCTGCTGCTGATCCTCGATGGAGCGGTTCTCGTTGACGTGATAGGCACGGATCTCCGCAGACGGGATCGTGGCCGCCGTCCACACGCAGAGCCGGGAGGCAAAGATGGATTTGGACGAGCGGTTGCCGCCAAGGATGACGTGGTTCTTGTATTTCTTCCAGTTGGCCATTACGTCCTGCCACATAGTGAACGTTACCGAGAGGCATCGGTGTCCTCCTCTCTCCGCTGGGCTTGCCACATGGCATGGCGCAACGCATTCCACGTAATCAGCCCCTGACCGTCAATATTCAGCCCCTCCGGCATCGCTATGATGGCCAATCGGGCATATTCGCGAGCCCCAGGAATGTCTGGCTCGACCAACCACTCGTCATAAGCCCGCTTCTTGATCATGCGGCCAATGGATGGGGCGCAAAACGCAGGTAAAGCGTTATACGTGACGCGGATAAGGTATAAGTTGGTCTAATACACGCTGCTGGACCCAAGGTTGCGCTGGATAAGCGCCGCGCCAATCAACTTTCTAATCAGGATGACTCAGAAAAAGATCCTGATCGCCACTCCGCTCAAGGGAGACATCCCCAAGAGCTACTTTAAGACGAGCCTGCAACTGGCCACTGCCAATCTGCCGGGCATTAAGCTGGATTGGTGCCTGCTAGACGGTCCTGCCGTGCATCAAGCCCGCAACGAACTGGTCGCCTATGCCTTCCACCACAAGTTCGACGAACTGATCTTCTGGGACAAGGACGTACTGGCCGAGCAATTGGGTGAGGATGTGACCTCCGGTGCCATCATGCGCCTATTGAGCCACGATGTGGACATGGTCTGCGGCCTCTACAGCACCCGGTCGCTCAAGACCCACTGGCACACGCACCTGATCCCTGGCGAAGAGGCCGACGAGAACGGGCTGCAGAAGGTCAACCGCTGCGCCATCGGCTTCTCCAAGATCAAGATGCGCGTCTTCCGCCGGATCGCGGAGAAGAATCCATGGCGGAAGGGCGTTTTGGTAGACCCGAATCACCCGCCGCACCCTGTGCAGGAGTTCTTTCCGATGGGCCTGCAGGGTAAGGGCACGCCGGAGGACCGGCTGCTGGCGATCAAGGAGGCTCTGGAGCAGCCGGCCAAGAGCTATGAGATTATGGTGCAGCGAATTGAGCGCCTGGCGAACATCCAATACGACACCCCGAACGTATTTATCAGCGAGGACTACTGGTTCTGCGACTTAGTGCGGGATGCTGGGATGGATATCCACATGGATACGCTCCTCGTCCTCGGCCACACGGGTAAGATGACCTTCCCCATCGAGACCCCGGCCCTGCTGGAGATTCTTTCCGAGCCGTGGCGCAAGGATGAGATCAAGGCCATCCGTGAGGGGCTGATGAAGTCCAAGGAGGCCAAGTGAGCACAGTCACAGTTAACAGCTTCGGACGTGAAGGCTATCGCTCCGAACTGGCTCAGACGCTCGATGCCATCAAGGAACTGCCGTCCTGGGCCATCGGTGAGTTCATCGTGACCCTGATGAAGCGGGCGCAGGAAGAAGCCAACTTCAAGGACTACCCGTTCCCCAACTACATGGCTGGGGAACTACTCCTGCGGCATTACAACGAGGGCATGCAATCCAAGACCAATGGACCCAAGGCCTAAGTCATCCGAGGCGAGTGTCGCCCGGCGCAGGATCCAACATCTCCGCTTTGTCGGCCTCACGGAGCAACGCATCAGTGAGGTCTTGGGAGTCAGCCGGGAGTTTGTCCGGCAGCACCTGCTCAAGCTCCAAGGCAGCCGGGGGTGAGGCCAAGGCTGGCTTCGCCTCCACTGGCTTCCCAGTCAGTTTGGCGATGATCTCCTCCTTGGTCATCCCACCGTAGTTGTTGACCTGGATGTTCACGTTGGCGGCCTGCGTGGCGTTGATGCCCTGCAGCCGCTGACGTTTGTCTATCGCCACAGACAGGTTAAACCCAAGGCTGTTGAGCGGGGTGTCGTCCACCGTCTCCAGCATCCGGTCGAGGATCTTGTCGGCCAGATTGTCCAACTTGGACATCAGGCGGCTGTTGAATTCCTCAACGCTCATACCGACGACCCTCTGCAGAACGGCGCGATCATCCTTGGACACTTCACGCAGACCGGGGTGCCGTGCAAGCCCAACCCCTCCTGTCTCCAGAGCAGCCTGGGCGACGGCATTGATGAGCTTCTGCGGCTGGTAGGTGCGGTTGATGCCATTCTTCCGTTTCATCGGGCATAGGCGGCATACGCGGCCCGCCTGGCCTGCTCCATGAAATCAGCTGCAGAAGGATGCTCCTGCTCTGCCGGCGTCGGCACCTCCGGCTCACCAGAGTCAAAGTCCTCCAGCTTGGCCACCACCACTGGCTCCGGTGCAACCACAGGAACAGCATCTATGTTCGCCACAATCCGCCATTCCTTATCCCGCCCATCCGCACTCGCCCAAGCCAACTCCACTATCACCCAATCATTCGGATGCACCACCCACTGCCCAATCTCAGCCTTTCCCCACTCCTCCCCCACCTTAACTTCCACATACCACTTGTTTCGACACCGCCTTCCCACCACCCCAATTACCTGACCATCCTGTAAGTTGGGGAAATTTCCCCACTTTTGCTCAACATCAATCTTCTCCATAAGTTGTTCTGCTACTGCAGGCGTCGAATTTTCCTCTTGCCTACTACCTTCCTCAGCCGGTACAGGCAAGCCGCCCGCCCCAGCCCCCACCCCAACCCCCAGCCCCCCTTCACCCCCTCCAGCAGCTAAAGCTGGATCCGCCAAAGCCGCCGCTACCACAGCAGCAACTGCCATAGCAGGCGTCAGTTCAGCAACAGGTGACTGCAAAATTTGAGGTATGGGGGCGGTTTTATCCCAATTCCCATCCAGCCCATCCAGGCTGACCCCCTCCCCCCCTAGGCTGGGCTGCTGCAGGGTTTTGGCCGCTGCGGGCGGTGGCGGCCATGGCAGGCGGTGGCGCTTCGCCCAGTGTTCCGCCTCGGACAGGCGGCCGGCGGCCAGCAGGCGGCCGAGCCACACCCGGCGACCTTGCAGCACCCGGCGGGACGGGCGGCCACCCTTGGAACCCCAGGCGCGAGCCTGTGATCGTTCCGCCTGGGGTGCTGGGGTGGGTAGGTTGTCTGCTGCTGGGGAGTCAGTTGTTTCGGGCGGCATGGGGAAATTGCAAAGGGCGCAGGCGGCCGGTAAGCAAGCTTTATGGGTGTCAGTAGCTGGCCTACTGGTTAAGGGTGGCGCAAGCGTTGCGCCTTGCTAAGGGTGGGGAGGGTGGCCAGGGTGGCGGGGATGAATAACACCCGTTCCCGTTCCCGTCGGCCGGATCCGTTCCAGCAAGGTTTGCTTGTCGGCTTCCTAGCGGCCGCAATCCCGGCCGTCCTCGGCTTCCTGCTGTGTCTCACTTTCCCCTAACCCTCAACACCCGATAACATGACCGACAATCCGACAGGATATCTCCTCCACTCTGGCGAAGTAGCCGGGCGTGCTTACGTAGTAATTGCCACCCTGGAAACAGCCAACAGGAAAACCGGCGATATGATTCAGATTTGGTTCCTGTTGCGCGATACGCACCCTGTGGAGGCTGTGCAGACGGGTGTTGACGGGTGGACAATCTGCCAGGGGTGCGCCTTTTCGGGTGGCCGCGGCTGTTACGTCAATGTTGGCCAGGCGCCTTTG